AGTCCAATCCAGACCAGCTGCGATTAACATTTCATCACAGGTGATATTTCCTTCGACTTTGTTTCCGAGACCGTGCCAGGGAACTTCATGTGCCCAAGCCATTGATTCAACTTCGTGTGACATTTGCTAACTCCATTGTTGATGTAGCATTGATATGAATTGTTGCTACCCCAGTATACAAGCATGGTTCATCGTTTCAATGCAAGCACTATTTTGTATCTAGTTAATCTTCCGGTTTATTACGTTCACGAAAAAATCCAGCTAACATATAGAACAATGCTACAGTTGATAAACCAAGACCATAACCAAGGATTATATCAAACTCTTTAGTTCCAGCATCAAACCAAATCCATCCGATAACGATTAATGCTGTGCCGAGTACAAAACAGACAATGCTCAAGGAATGATCACGTAGTATTTTTATCATTTCACTCCAAATATCCAACGTGCGATGATAAGAAATATGATAAAGATAACAAGCCAAAGAAAGAACATTTTATTCTCTATCGATTGGTTCGTCAGTGGAATACCGTTCATGGATATCGCTACGATATTTACTCATTTGTTTATCGTGACAACTGCTACAGGTATAACAAAGAAAAATTCCATACCCATCATAATTTGCATTAGGATACTTTTCTGAACCACAGGGGCATTTCGTAAGTCGAACCATTTTACTTTTTCCTATCTGTTAGTTACTAAATTTCCAGTACCCATAAACACAACGGGTGCCATCTCTTGAGGGGTCATGGTTATCGTAAATCACTCCATTAATAACAGCTGAGACGTGACCGCTAAGCCGAACAATAAGTCGGCCCTTGGGTAATTCTTCAGCTCGTAAACGGATTTGGCAACCAGTACCGATATTCATAGTCGGTACCCATACGAAACCTAATTTCTGCATGTGGCGTTTGAATATCGTACTTCGTATATAGATACCATTTGCGGCACTGTATATTCCGGCTGTTTTACGACGATCTGTCTTAAGCATGGTTTGATTAACTAGAGCTAAATTAGCGTAGACTTTATGATAGGGTTGTTCAGTAATAATAGCGATAGCGCGAGCTACACAATCGCCAGTTTCCCCTCGATACCCGGAAGCAGCTCGACCTCCGTCATTTTTAATAAAGCGAATCATTCTAGCTCCCCTGAAGCTTTGCACAATCTGGGCAACGTCGACATAATTCTACAGCTGAAGCTATTGAATCGACCTTTCCTATTCCGAGTGTATCTGTATATGGTAGAGGTGATTGGTGATTGTAACCACGGGCTAACATTTCTTCAACTAAGGCTTCATGTCGTGATGCAATCTTAGAAGTATCGACTAAGCCACGACTTACATAACCATCTAGTGATACACCTTTTTGAATTGTACCAACGAACATGTGTAATTCGACATGTTCACCAAGCAAGTGTTTTCGACATAGAATCTTAGGATCAACCATCCACATCCGCATTGTTTAAGATTGCCTTTTGAGTTCGTCTCTCCAAGCTTCCTTATCCCAATCGAGGGGGTGGAATTGCTTTTCCCATGCGCCTTTTGGACGACTTAGACGTTTACCGAGATTGTCCCAATTCCATTCCTTGTCAGCAAGTGCCATTTCACAAACTTGTTTCCAAGCTTCTGGTGTCAACGACCAAGTGATTCCGTATTGTGTAACGTAGATTTTGGATGACATAGCTTATGGTGCTCCGTTGTTACGATAACACCACAAGCATAGCACGTTCCTTTACAAGATGCAAGCCGAGTTTAAAATCTGATAAGTAACAATCTAATTGTTTCACTAATTTATTACATCCACGTTTCGATAATATTTGAATTATCGCTCTCCTGCCTGGGTAGACAGGTTAAGTGCATGTCAACGAGCATAGTATGTCGAATAATTTCGAGGTCCCGACTCATAATTACATTCTCAGTAGGAATAATTGTGTTAGAATCACATCGCCATTGGCGAGCAATATAGACATTCGGATAGTCCTTTGGATGATCATAAATCACCCACATTGAAAGCCAACGTTCGAACGGAGGGGAATTCATATTTTCTCCTTAATACGGGGCTGTCGTAATACTGTGACAGCCCCGTATTGTAGATTAAGGTTCGATGGGTAGTTCAACGTCAGCGTGATTTTCAAAGTCCTGTTCTAACTCGTCAGGATATGAGATGACAATATCATCGAGATCGACATTTTCCCAAGTAGAAATCCATTCCTCAGCAGACGATGCATTATCCCCTTCTTTCCAGGAATCGGATTTCTCATCAAACTCATTACGTCGATCAGAAGCAACTTCTTCGACAAATGAACGTAGGTTAGTTAATTTCTCATTGTAGAGTGCTGCTGCTACTTCAATAGGACTTCGAAGTTCTTTTTCTTCTTCAACATAATCATCGATAGTTTTTTCTAATTCAGCATAAGCATCGTTTACTTCCGATTTTAATTTTTGAAGTTCATTCTCTTCAGTTTTGTTCAACTTAAAAGCCATAGTCTTTCTCCGTTAGAATGGTATTTCGATTTCAGGAGTCTTAGTATTAGTCAGTGAGGTAACGAGTGTTGGAATCTCATCTGACATTTCCTCCGTTCCGAATGCAGTGCCATCAAAACAGAGGGCCATGATTTCCGGATAGGGAGTCTTGTTGACCCAGACACGAATATGTGTTGGGTGATTAAGTTCCTCAAGACGTTTAAGAGCTTCATTTACAGTGATTGGAATTATTGAATTAGAATTACGCATCCTAGTTTTCCACCATGCTCTAGCACGGCGTTGAGCATAGGCATTACTATTTTCGAATGTTACGAATTCGGTGTACATTTTTAATCCACAATAATATGAGACGCGCAGCGATACGGATCCTCCACCTATCTTATGATGAACTGTTGCGCTAATGTGGTCTACTTTAAATACTTTCGTAATAGGAAGTTCACCTTTCAATGGACTGACTGAACTCGCTGTCTGCACAATGTTAAGTTGAATTTGAAATTCATTGCCACAGTGAGGGCAGACGCGCAAACTGGCATGAACATAAGTTTGACACACATCGCAAAGCTTAACAGGAGCAGGGCGTGTTCCTTTAGACTTAGGAGGTTCAGGAATCACGGGATCATTGATTGGTCCCAGCCTGCGCGTGTTACCAGCATAATCTAGAACTAAGCAATCGAGCTTACCACTTGCTTTGATTGCTGCTATACGTTGTTCGATTGTGTCACTCTTATATCCTGGTGGAAAAACTGGACGGGTACCCCGTCCCAGCATCTGAACCCAAAGAACGGTCGACATAGTTGGCCGCAGTACAACAATCATATCTACTGCGGAATCATCAAATCCCGTTGTTAGAATGTTGTTGTTGACAATTGCTCTAATTTTTCCAGCTCTAAAATCTGCAACTACTTTATCGCGAGCTGCCTTTTTGAGTTTGCTGTGAACACATCCTGCGTCGATTCCCATCTCATTTAGAATCTCGGTAATATGTTCCGCATGTTCGATACCCGCACCAAACACCAACCATTTTTTGCGATCTTTACCAAGTTCAATAGCTTCAGTAACTGCTGCAAGGGTGACTTCATATTTGTCGACAGCAACTTGTAGTTCCCTTTCTACAAATTCTCCACCCCTAAGATGAACTCCATCTAAGTTAAATTCAGTTTTGGGTTTCTTAGGTATCAAAGGAACCAGATAGCCTTCAGCAATTAAGCGATTGAAACTTTGGTAGTTTGTGATGTCAAAACAGAAATCAGTAAATAGACTTGGTGTCAATGATCCATCTTCTTCTAGATATGGATCAGTTATTTTTCCATGCCCCATACGCCAAGGGGTAGCAGTAAGTCCGATGACACGAATACGTGGATTAGTAAGACGTAACGCTCCAATAAATTTTTGATACATTGTATTACCGCGAGGGCTTACAAGATGTACCTCATCGATAATAACTATATCTACATGGCCAAAGAGTTGTGGGTTTCGCCATACTGATGCAATACCGCCCAGGGTAATTGCTTGTCTAGAGTTCTTTTGGCCAAGCCCGTCGCTATAGATACCAACAGGAGCGTCAGGCCACAGTGCAACTAGCTTTTCAAAGTTTTGTTCAATTAATTCTTTAACGTGAGTTAACAGCATGACCCGTTGAAACGGAAAACGTTCGAAGATTTCTTCAAGGAAACGTGCATTAACGATTGTCTTACCGCTGCCAGTAGGCATCGCGATAATTGGATTTCCAGTAGTGTTAGTTTCGAAGTACGTCCATATACTTTGAACGGCTTCAGTCTGATACTGTCTGTCAGTAAAGGGTTTCATCTGTAATGTTTCGCTATCTTGTATAACGGACAACCTGTTAGCTGTTTATCTGTAGTAAGTATAGCACGTTGAGTAGGGTGAGCGCAATGCCAAGTTGCGTTCGAACCAAGTTGAATATATTCGCAGGTGCGACAGTTTCGATCAGGGTCTCTCTTCATATGGCAGACTGGTTTGTGCTCACACCAAGTACACTTCCAGAAACCTGGAGAGGGACTAATCTTATCCGGGGGCTTTAGTGTCTGAATTAATTTTTCACCTCTATCGATATACTGATC